GGAGTAAAGAGCAAAGACGAACTCGACAAGGTAACCAAAGAACTTGAAGAGCAAAAGCAAGCGGCAAAGGATCTGGGCGGTGGCATTGCAAAAGGTGCCGCGCTTGGCATTGCTGGCATAGGCGCAGCGTGCGTGGGTGCATTTGCTGGCTTAAATAGCCTTGTAGAGGAAACCAAAGAACTGCGCACGCAACTTGGTATGCTTGATACCGCCTTTGCGCAATCTGGGCATAGCGTAGAGGCTGGCAAGAAAACCTATAACGAGTTGTTTAGTGTATTGGGCGATAGCGACCAAGCAACCGAGGCGAGTTTACACCTTGCCGAGTTTGCGTCAAATGAAAAAGAACTTGAAGAACTCACGAACTCCCTAACGGGTGCGTATGCACGATTTGGCAAGAGTTTGCCCGTGGAAAATATCGCAGAGGGCGCAAGCACCACGCTTACCCTTAACCAAGCAAACGCTGGTATGGTTGATGCCATAGAGTTTGCTGGTGGTAGTGTTGAGGAATTTAACAAAAAGTTGCAATCTCTTGATACCGAAGAGGAAAAACGGGCTTTTATACTCCAAACGCTAAACGAGAGTTACGGAGAGGCTGGCGAAAAGTACAAAGAGGTTAACAAAGAGGTTATAGCGGCCAACGATGCACAGAACAAATACAACCAAGCAATGGCAGAGATAGCCGATAAAGCGCAACCAGCCATTACAAGTTTCAAAACTGCTATGGTAGGAGTTTTACAAACTGTAATGGAGAAATTTAGCGAGGTTGATATAGAGGGGCTTATATCCAAAATAAGCGGTGCTATAACAACACTCGTAGAGGTTGCTTTGCCTCCTCTTATGACGGCATTAACTTGGGTGCTTGACAATGCAAATTGGCTTGTACCCGTGCTTGGTACGCTTGTTGGCACGATAGGTGCTATAACGGCTGGTATAAAGGCTTACAATGCGGTTATGAAGATCGCAAAAGCCGTGCAACTTGCTTGGAATGTTGTAATGATGGCAAACCCAATAGGTTTAGTTATTGCGGCCATTGCGTTGCTTGTGGCAGCCTTTGTAACGCTCTGGAATAAATGCGAGGGCTTTAGAAATTTCTTTACGAAAATGTGGGAGGGCATCAAAAAAATTGGCTCTTCCGTTGCCGAGTTTATCGGTAATATTTTTGAAAAGAAAATAGGAGTTGTAAAGGGCATTATCAATAGCGTTATTAGCCTCATTAACGGTGCCATTGGTGCTATTAACAAGTTGAAAGTTGATATACCAGATTGGGTACCGAAGTATGGCGGTAGCACCTTTGGTGTAAACATTCCTAAAATACCTACGCTTGCCGAGGGTGGCATAGTTGATAGGGCTACGCTGGCTATGATCGGTGAGGCTGGCAAAGAGGCTATTGTGCCTCTTGAAAACAATACGGCTTGGATTGATAAACTCGCAGATAAGTTGGGCGCAAAAACTGGCAACAAGACTACTAACAACACAGTAAATAACTATTTTGAGAGAATGGAAACCAGCCGACACGCTCTGCACAAAGCCAACTTGGAAACCAAGCGCATTTTAATGGGGGTGTAATATGCAATTAACTTTAATCAACAAGAATAACCAAGTATTAGACCTCCTCAACAACCGAGATAAGTTTATTTTATCGGCAGCCGAGGGCTTACACGGCATCGAAACCGACATTGCCGAAAGTGAAACCCCGTACACGGATGGCGCAACCATTGAAAGTGTACGGGCTTTGCCGAGGGGCATAGAGTTAGTGTTTACCTTGCGTGGCAATATAAGTGCCAGTATAGATTATTTTACGAGCATCGTAAAAAGCAAGCAGTTTGTAACATTGCGAGAGGTTGAGGGCGAGAGGGATATAACCATTAAAGGTGTAGCCACGGTGCCTCCTTACTCTCGTATGTTGCAAACTTGCAAAATAACACTCTCTGTTTATTGTGGGCAACCTTACTGGGAGGATGTAGCGCACTTGGTAGAGGTGATAAGCGAGTATATAGATTTGCTTACCTTTCCCCAAGAGGGGCAATATTTTACCGAGTACGGCAGACCTTTTGGCGCAATAGATACCGACTTAACAAAGACATTTGAAAACAAGAGCGATGCCAGCGTAGGTATGCTTATAGAACTTGTGGCAATGGGCGATGTTGTAAACCCTCGCATAAGTTGTAGCACGGGAGAGCAAAACGGCTGGTATATGCAACTTAATCTAACCTTGCAAGCAAATGATGAGTTAGAGATCAACACCGTTAAAGGCAACAAGTATATAACTATTAACGGGTTAGATACCTATAATGGCGAGCCGATCCTAAATTATTTGGAGTGGCAAGGTAACGAGTGGTTGCAACTTGAAACTGGCGAAAACACATTTAGCGTAACCACAAAGGATGGCGCAACAAATAGCAATGTGTATTACTCACTCATTTACAAAGGTAGGTATGAGTAATGATACCTTATGTAGAGATCAAGGACAAATACACGCTTAAAACGCTGGCACTTATTGAGCCACAAGAGTGCTGGTTTGAGTTGAGTTATCAAGATGTAGGCGAGTTTGAGGTATACTGCCGAGCATCCAAAGCAAATTTGCAAGCATTGCAAAAGGGCAGATATGTTAAGTTGCCTAATAAGCGGTTTATCTGGGTTATAACCTCGGTGCGGTACACCTTTACGGCTGGAGGCGCACGAATGATAAGCGCAACGGGCTACGAGGCAAAATGGCTGCTTAACAAGCGGTGCATACTCACACCCAAAGAGTTACAAGGCACGATCACACAAGCCGTTTATGGGCTTGTAAATCACGCTTTAGGCACGGGCGCAAGCGCAACCCGTACCATAAGCGACAACAACGGCAACCACAAATTTATTGTAGATACAAACGATTTGCTTATAGATATAAGCGGTACGCAAGCACCGAGAGGCAACTTGCTGGAGTTTGTTACCCATTTGTTAAAACAGTATGGTTGTGGCTCTATTGTTGAGTTTGTAAACGGCACACTTAAATACAGTATTTTTACGGGCAGAGTTAAGACCGATAGCGTAAGATTTAGTCAAAGCCTTGATAACTTGCTATCAAGCGAGTATTTAACGGATGATGCCGAAATAGCCACGAGCGCATTAGTGGTTAGTACGGTTGATGATGTGGACTATACGCAAACGCACGATATTGGCGCAACTGGCATAGATCGTGCCGAGGTGCTGGTAGAAAGCAATATTTCTACCAAGTACGAGGATGCAAGCGGAGAGGAAAAGGAAACCACACCAGATAGCACCTTATATAAGGGGTGGATGCTGGAGGAGGGTAAAAACAAACTTGCCGAGCATATCACCATTGAAGAGGTAAAGGGCGAGATAGATGTAGTAAATTCTATTTACGCATTTGATGAAGATTTTTTCATAGGCGATATGGTTAGGGTGCAAGATGAGTATTTTAACTTTTTCGCAAATAGCATTATAACAAAATACACTTTTAAACAAGATGCCAACGGATACGGAGAAGAGGCAGAGTATGGAGGTAAACAATGAGTAAGGCATTATTTTTTAACGCATTGCCAGATACCACGAGCCAGACGGGGTATGATCGCAACTATAACGCAGACGATTTGAGCGACTTTTTGAGCATTGTATGCGATACGGGAGTAGTTAAGACCAACAACGATGCAAGCGGCAACCCTCAAGGTTTAAAGGTTGTTGTGGCAAGCGGTAGGACTATCAATGTAAACGCTGGTAAGGCAGTGATTAAGGGCAAGGCATTTATTAACGATGCTTTGGAGGCTTTTACTGTATCGGCAAACGGCACAACCTCTACCCGTTACGATTATGTGGTAGTTAAGTACGATAACAATGTAAGCGCACGCAATATCACGCTTGAACTGCGAGAGGGTACAAGCACGGTGCCTACGGCATCTGTTCTGGCAGATACGGCAAAGGTTAAAGAGATAATGCTTGCGTATATCGCCATTGCACCGAGCGCAACCAGCGTAACTGTTACTGATACCAGAGGCAACAAGGATTTTTGCCCGTGGTTTACGGCAGTAAAGGGCTATGAGGAGTATTACGATGCAATCGTAGAAAAGCACGAAAGCATTGTTACTTACTCCACAAACCCCGTTGTAACAACTCTGCCGAGTAGCCTTTATAATGCCAAGTATTCTCTTATTGAGGTTTACACCAACGGCATTAAAGAGGCAGAAACCGCCTTTACCGCCTCTGTGGGTGCTGGGTATATCGTTATTAACTTTGCCACGGCAAAAGCCGTAGGGGCTAAAATAATGGTTGTTTTGAGCAACTTTATTGATGGCGAGGGTATGGCTACTGCGCTGGCACAGTATACGCAACTTTTGCAAGATGTGGCAGACCTTAAAGCCTCTGGCGAGTACAATTATATTTGCAACGGGGTAAACGATAACATTTTGATTTCTAACCTTGTAAAAGCATATTTGCAAGGCGGCACCGATTATGGCTCTATGAAATTAAATGTTATTGGCAATATCGGTATGAGCGCAGCGGTAAAAGGCACGGGCGCAACTGCCACACCTTATATGTGGTTTGATTTCAATGTACAGAGCAATAGAAATGTAATTGTAGACTTTAGCAGATGTGGGCAGATCGCACCGACTATTGCAAACGGCACTTACAATTATATCTTTACCACTTACAACGCAACCATTATTGGTGCTACTGTTACCGCATCTAACACCTCGGTAGATACCGTTATAAGGATCAGCGAAACGGCAAGCGGTGCGGTTAAGTTTGAGAATTGCCGTTTTTATATCACCTCTTATAAAAATGGTTTGATTGCGGTGCGTGGCACATTTACTAACTGCCGTGGATCGGTTGCAAACACCACGGAAAATAGTTATTGCTTTTTGCCCTCCTCTTATGGAGTTGTTAAGGTTATCGGTGGCGAGTATTACGCATACACGGGCGATGCCAACAAGCAGAGCGCAGTAATAGGGCAGAGTGGCGCAGATGCGGTAAGCATCTTGTATGGTGTAAGCGTACCTACGCTTGCAAGAGGTGGCTTTTACCAAACCAACTCCATTTTGCAATGGGCTGGCGGTGGCATATTGAGTTGCACCGACTTAATAAGCGAATTGCCTATGATCGTTGTTGCTGGCATCTCTAATATTAGAGGCACTATTACAAAGAGCAAAACTAATGTATGGTGATTGATTATAGCCCTATTTAAATGTATATTAAAATATATGCGTAAAACTACGAAATATACGGGTAATATACAAAAGGGCTTAAAAGCCTTGAAATACAAGGGGTTTACTCCTTTGTTTTAGAAAGAACGAATAAATAAATAAAACCCTCCTAAATCCTTTTATATCAAGGTTGGGAGGGTTTTTAATATTCTTTAAATTAGCGTGAAAACACGCAAAAATACAACGGTAATATACATATAATATACGGGTAATATACAAGCCTAATACTCAAATAAATCTATAATTTCTATAAGATCGTCAATGGTTTTATTTGTGTAATGCTGGGTTATATTTATATTAGCGTGACCTATAATGCGTTGTACGGCTACCTCGTTTAAATTTAGCCTATTGCATTGACTTATAAAGGTATGTCTTGTTTCGTGTATTGTATGATTGAATTTTAATTTTTTTCTTAATCTATGAAATTGTGATTTTCTAAAACTATTGGCAGCCATTGCGTTGCCTTTTCTGTTTGGAATAAAATATTTATTATTTGGATTTATACGAGCCTCTATTAAAGGGGCTATTTTTTTATGTATCGGCACATTTCTTATGCCAGCCTTTGTTTTTGACTTTTCAACAAACAAATAACGCTCTTTTAGGTGTATATTTTCGTTTTTCAATTCTAACAACTCGGTAATGCGCAAGCCAGTATATAAAAGGATCAATAACACATCTACATAATCTATATGCAGATTGCGCCAAAATAACTGTATTTCATCGCTTGTAAATGGTATCTTTGGCGCACTATCTTTTTTGGTTGGCAACTCCAGATATTGAGCATAGTTTTTATCTATATCGTATTTAATTGCGTACTTAAACAACTGGTTATATAAATATTTAAATGACCTTATCATAGTTAAATCTTTGTTGGCATCTATAACCTTTTGCAAATGATCTGTTTTTATATCCTTAAAAGGTATGTTGTGTAGTGCCTCGCTCTTTTTAAAGCATAATTTATAGGTATCTTGTGTTGAACTTTCTATTTTTTCAAATTTGCGGTTACTCCACTCCTCGTACAACTCGGCAAATGTTATAGTGCTTTTTTGCAACTCGTGTGGATCGGTGTTATAGTTAGCCAAACACTCTAACGCATCTTTGCGCTTTTCAAAATAACCAATATATTTATATTTTTGTCGGTACTGCATTATGCCATTTACTAACCCTTTTTCCTCATAACCAATCGTAACCCTCACGGCAAAAGGTTTGCGCCTCTTTTTGCCGAGATTGACAATAGAGCCATAGCCGTTAGGCATCTTCATAGATCTACAAACTCCCTTAACTTTTTCTCGTAAATAACATAGGTATATTTAGAACTTGTTTTAATAGCCGAGCCAAACGGCAACGATCCTCTTTGCAAGCCTATACGCACGCTTTGCGGACTAACCCCCAGAGCCTCGGCAACCTCATTAACTGTTATTTTCCCCATTGGCTTTTAATCCTCCATATCAAGATATAATTTCATTATCTCTTTATAGGCTTTTGTTTTCTCCTCGGCTGGTATATCACTTTCAAAAAGCACTTTAGCACGAGCGACCAGATCCACGGCAGCACTACCGCCAAAGCCGAAATAATCTAAATTGACATTAAGAGCCTCGGCTATTTCCTCTAACTCTTTAATATGCGGTGATCTGCGCCCTATTTCATAATTAGATATAGTAGAACGCTTTACATTTAATTTCTCGGCTAATTGTTGCTGGGTTAAGCCTCTCGTTTTGCGTAGTATTTTTATTTTTTTGCCTATTTCCTCTTTTTCCATAATTTACACCTCCCAAAACCAAACGAGTGTTTGGTATTATAAAATTAAGTTACAAAACGCAACTTTTTTTAATAGCGTAACACAAAAATTTTACTTTAGGCAAGAGAGGGGCAATATGTTTTTATGGCAAAAAAATTATTTTTAGAAAAAAATATCAAAATATTAAAAAATAAATGTGATAAAAGCGAGGGTGATTTGTTGCAAATGTTTGAACTTGTTACATACCTAACGGCAAATAAAGAGATCTCTCTTGATGATGCCTCAAACTATGCCTATATATTATTTAAGATGCTGGAGGAGGTGAGGGCGAGTTAGTGCCTTTTGCGGAAACATAAAAAATTTTTACAAAATTTGAAAAAAGGTATTGACAATGTAAAACAGTTGTGGTATAATATGGGTGTATAAAGCGAACGCGTGTTCGCATAAATATTTCTCGCAATGACACATAACGCAACATAAAGAAAGGAAACGCTACAATGAGGTATTGTGATAACGGCAATGGCACGATGTATCCAGAACTTGAAAAGTACGAGCGAGTAAAGATGCCAGATGGCAAACTGTATGGCTGGCTATGCGCCAGATGGTGCGGAAAGCACAACGCATTTAGGGTGCTTGTTGGTGACGATGAAAACGGATGCCCCGTGTATATGTACGGCACGGAGGTTGTAACCGTAGAGCCTAAAAAGCGTGGCAAGTTTGTACCGACAAAAGAAAACTGCACTTGCCTCCTTGATGTGTGCGAGGCAACGGAAAAAGCGTATTGCTACTACACGGGCTTTTATAGCACGAAAGGCAAACCGCATAAAGCGTGGATCGCAAAGAGCATTTGCTTTGTTGACGAGAACGGGGAAATTTATAAGCCTTGTTGGGCTTGACGAAATACCGAGGGAGGCGGTTAAACCTCCCAATATGGGCTATTGGCGCAATTGGTTAGCGCAGCCGCCTCATAAGCGGACGGTTAAAGGTTCAAGCCCTTTATAGCCCACCATTAAAAGAAAGAGAGTAAGAAAGATGGAAAACGCAAAGTACGCTATTATCGGTGTTATTGACGGGCAAGAGTTTAAGAGCAAGGGTAACACGCTGGAGGAGTTTAGAAAACTGGTTGACATGATCAAAGGCTTTGGTGGCTGGGTGGTAGAGTATAGCGAATATATAGATAGGGGGTAATATGAAACATTGTATAACTTGCGGTTGCAGACTAACCGAAACCACCTTTAACGGTGTGCCTACTCTGGTATGCACCTTTTGCGGTGCTTTGCTTATTGCAAACGGAGGCTCTTATAGATATGGCGGCACCTTTAACGGGAGCGTACCAGCCAGACGATTTTTAAGCGAGATTAAATAAGGAGGTAACAAATTGAAAAACAAAGAACTAATCAAGCTGCGAGTAGATCACGATTTGACACAAACGGATATGGCTAAAATCTGCGGTGTATCGGTAGGCACTTACAACCTTGTAGAGAACGGCAAGCGCAGAGGCTCTAAAAAGGTATGGCAGACGATACAAGCAAATTTTAACTTGGACGGTGAGCAAATTTGGAGGCTACAAAACCCAGAAATTTAAGGCTATTAACCAACAAACAAAGTATGGCGCACGCACACGATGCGCCACCACGCAACATTAGAAAGTAAAAGGAGGCAATAAATGAACATTTACGAAAAATTGGGCATAATTCAAGCCAAACTCAAAGCACCGAAAGGGCAGTATAACAAGTTTGGTGGTTACAGTTACCGCAGTTGCGAGGATATTTTAGAGGCGGTAAAGCCGTTGCTTGCAGAGGTTAAGGCTGCCGTAATTATTACGGATGATCTGGAGTTAAT